TGGCCCCCGATCCGTAGGTCATGTCCTGCGTGATGGTCTGGGGCAGGGTGCCGGCTGCTTTCCTCGTCTTGCAGTGGTTGAGGAAGTCCACCGCCTTCAGGCTCGCCAGCATCTTCGAGCCGATGTCCGAGCGCTGCAGCATCCGCAGCGTGTACTGATGGCTCAGGCCGAGCACGCGCCCGCCCGGCTGGTTGCGGTCGCGGATAAAGCACTCGATGAGCCACGCGAGCGTGCCCTCGGTCGTCACGGACTTGCGGAACTTCAGGTAATCCACGCCATTGATCCTTTGCTTCTTCGACATGCGACTGCTCCTATGTGAAGCAGCCCAGGTGGTGTCTCTAGGTAGGCTGCCTGTTGGTAAAACCTTTTCATTGCTAAATCGGTGCGCCGCTTGATATGGCGGCTTTGCGGGCGTCTTTGGCCGCGGCGAACTTGGCTTGTTCGCCCTTCGGGATGCGCTTCCACACGTCTTTCAGCGCTTCCTCGTCGGCGGCGCGGTTGATTTGCGCCTCCCAATCGTCTGTCCCTCCAGCGGCCCATGCGCAGAGGGCCTTACCAGATTCCTCTGACAGAGCTTGCCCCGCAGGGAACAGCGCGCGGTGCTGCTCTTGCAGTTTGATCGGATGAGGAATGCCAGGCTCGCGCGCGAGCAGCAGGAACGAGCAGGTCGCCTCGAATGGAAGGTTTTTCTCGCAGATGGGAACCCAGCCATCCAAGCCAACCGCGGACTGCTTCTTGCGGACCTCCATTTTCCCGTCGGCGTTCTTCGCCATCTCGATCTTTTCCTCGGCGCGAAAGCACAGGATCAGGTGCGCCCTGATCTGCAGGAGTTTCTGCACCATCTTCTTGTGCTCACCCTTGGGCTTCGCCCACGAGAGCATCTTCACGGACTCCTTCGCGCCAAGGCGCTGGAACTCCGCCTCCTGCATATCGAGGATTCCGCCGTCGCCAGCGTGCTCATGGCTCATGGAATCAACGACGATCACCGGATAGCCGGCCTTGTCGGCGGCTTCGATCGCGGCTTGATATGCGCTCGGCCTGAAAGGCGGCGTCAAGTCGCCGTGATCGAACTTGAACTGCTCGGCGTAGTGCTTCGCTCGTCCTGCCTCGGTATCAATGACGGCAAAGGGCTTCTCACCAGCGATCCCAGCTGCGATGCGCATCGCGGAATAGGTCTTGCCGCTCCCCGTTCCTCCCGCGATACCGAGGATCAGCTGGACGTTTTCTCGAATCGCCCTGCGAAACATGAACCCGCTCATGCGGCCTCCTGAATACGTGCTTCGTGTTCGTTCATTTGCCAGGTTGTCGGCATCGTCCAGTGAATACGTCCGTCGTAGGACGGCCACTCTTTTTTCTTGACGCAGGCGCGCCAAAGTTGGATGGCTCTCTCGACCTCGGCGTCCGCGATCTCGCGCATGGCCGGATCGCAGCCATGAAGCGAGCACTCGTGTGGCGGCTCGACGGACTGAGCGAGGAACACGAACGCAGGATCGCGCCCATGCAGTGCGCGCACCGCGCGCCTGTAGAAGGCGTCCTGAATGTAATAGCCCATGCGCACCAACTGGCGGGAAAAGCCATCGGGCGAGGCGTCGCCTGTGCTCTTGTAGTCCATGACGCAGCGCCGATTGCGTGAGATGCGGTCGAATCGGCAGCGCAGCCAGATGCCCCGTTCTTCCCAGATGGCGGTCTGCTCGCTCTCGCCGTCGTTCCAGTATTCGGCGATCTCGGAATCCTTGATGAACTCGCGAGCCGCCTTGACCATCGCTTCGGTGGCCGAGAAATGGCGCTTGAGTAGAGCGACCTTGCCGGCAGCGCGGGCGGCCTCGCGCTTTTCCTTGGCCGCGTTCGTGCGCCAGTCGTCGGCATCGACGACTACAATTCCGCTCGCGTCGTTCTCCAAAAGCATCGCGTGCGCCGCGGTGCCGAGGTCGAACTTGTCCTCGTGCTGCGCGACGTAGGCAGGATTCATCCTCGGGTGCGAGAACCAAGCCTTGCGAGGGGATTCGCGAAGCAGGATCTGCGCAACCGAGGATGAAAGGGAAGGCTGCTGGCACGGGTCGGCGTGGTACGCCGCCGCGGGCAACGTGTGGATACCAGGAGTCACTGCGCCCTCGCTCTGCGTTGTGCCTCGACCGAGTTCTCGAGGCAGCGCCGGATGATCGGATGTTGGAGCGCGGCCTCGAACGGCATTCGCAGTCGGGCCTTCGCGTGCGCCTGACGCAAGTTCGGCTCGATGCTGCGCCGATGATCTAGCGGGAGCTCGCGCGTGCTCACGCGGCTCTCCGCGGCAGGGACAGGACGGGGCGGAGCGGCGCCGGCTTCGGGCGCTTGTTCCATCCTGGATAGAGACGATTCCATTTGTTGAGCAGGTAGCCAGGCCGGGCGGTCTTTGCAGCGTTCGTGTATCGGAAGTCAGGCGCCATCGGGATCGTCCTTTCTGAGTTCCAGAACCAGGTCTTTGATTAGTTCGGGGCGGTTCTCGCGCAGCCAGTCGGAGAGCCCTTGGTTGCAAAGGGCGCGAAGCCGAGATTCCCAGCCAGAGGCGTTTCCGGCGAGCAGGGCGCACAGAAGCGCCTCGATGTCGTCATCGTCGAGCCGCGATTGCAGGAACATGCCCGCCGTGACGCAGCCTTTACCGCCGCTTGGCGGGTACACGGCACCGTCGCGGATTTCACTCAGGATCCGGCGCACGGCCTCTTCCTCTTCCACTTCCGGGGAGAGCGAGAGGTTCATCGCGGCCGATGCTTCAGGTGCAGAAAGATGAGCACCGCCACGAACGCCGCAACGATCGCGACGGTGCTCATGCGAGCCAGCCCATGCGGTCAAAGAGGAATGCGACGATCAGCAGCACTACAAGTAGTAGTTCTGCTACGTCCTCGTCGATCACGGAGAACGCCGAGGGAGCGCGGTAGTTTTTGAAGTCGTGCGGGAGCATTTGCACGACATTTTCCACAACCGTGGAGTTTATGTCAACAGACGTGGATTTTGTTAGGGAAAACCTTACATCCCTATAACGGTTCTAACTACGCGCGCTATTTCTTTATCGGGTAAGGGTTTGCTGCAGAGCGGGGAGCGGTTAGCCGAACCATTGTCCGGCCAGAGGAGATCCACTGCTGACGAGCTTCACCGTCGAGCGCGTCCTTTATTTGCAAAACCTCCTCATCTTCAAGAGAAATGCTGCGTAGCGGCATCATGGCGTGTGGGGGGCCGAGAGCCAACCACTTGGGGTTGACTTTCAGGGCATCTGCAAGTCTAAAAAGCAACTCCGGGGTAAGCTTGTAGCGTTCCGCGGTCAGCCACATACTTAAAGTTTTGGGCGACACGCGCATTTTTTCCGCCAATACGGTGTCTTTGTAGATTTGCGCCTTCGTCATCCCAGTTCTGATCCTGCTTGCGAAGGCCAAAGCCTGTGGCTTCTTGCCTCGGTCCGTCCCTGGCTCTAGGCGAGGCCGTCTTCTTTTAGTTGTCATCTGTTCGGCTATCACTTTAATCGCCTATCCATCCACGGTAGTTGACAACGTACTCCACATATGTGGATACTAGTCACGGAATGGACTACACCGACCTTATCGCGGTATTCAAAAACGCGAACAAAGCCTCCGAGAAGATCGGTTTCTCGCGCCAAGCCATCAGCAAGTGGAAGAAGCAAGGACGCATACCGCTCGGTTCCCAATACGTAATCCAGCTGAGGACAAACGGGCGCCTGCGCGCTGATCGGCAGATAGACAGGAAGGCGTCTTAGCATGTCGCCTATTTTTTTCCCTATCCACTGTCAAGTGGTGGCAACCGAAGTTGCGGGCTTTTGACAGTGCAGCAATTCACCCTCGATTTCGCTCCCGGTCTCACAGACAAGTTTCCGCGGTGGAGGGACACTTTCGTTCATGCGGTGTACTCCTCCCGCATGGGCCTGAACGGCGTGGCGGCGAGGCTCGACATGTCGCCTACCGACCTGACGAAACGGCTCTCGGGGAACTCCGATGAGCCCCGGCCGCTGCGCGACACCGACATCATTGGCATCGTCGAAGCAACCGAGGACTACACGCCGATCTACTGGCTGCTTGAGCGCTTCCTGAAAGACCCGGACGCCAAGCTCAAAGAGGCGCGCGCACGGCTGCCTGGAGTGCTGGCGCAGATGGAACGACTTTTGGAAGAACTGGGCGAACGGACAAAAACGAAGTGAAACGCCGCTGGAGCGCAGGGGTGCTGCTCTGGCGGCTGCAGTACACGGTGTGGTCATGGTGGTACGACAGGGGACGAAATGCGCAGAGGCTTTCGTGGACGGCCGACGAAACGCGAGCGGATAGAGAGTAATAACGCTCTGCATCGTTTCTACGCCGCTGCGTCCGGCAAGGAGCCGCGGTTGCAACAGGAATTGCCCCCACTTCGCAAACGCCGCGCCGCCGGATCGGACGGGCGTCGTC